TGAATACTGAGGTTGGTTGTATGTCAATATTTGCATCATCTCTCGTAGGTAAAGTACCTGTTGCCGCGTGAGCAGAATACGACTTTTCATAAGGTAAAAGATTATATCTAAACCCATCCTCATTTTTATCAGTCGGTGATTTGTAAGGGTAGATACTTGATATCAGTGGATTAGATTCATCAACTGATGATATTGGAATAAACACTGATACTCGGGCATTTGGAATACCAAAACCATTATTTGCAGTAACCCTTCCAACAACAACACCGTATTCAGAACAACTTCTACTATAAACGTCAGTTTGTTGTATTTTTAACGATAAGATTTCTAAGAACTCAAAATCTTGGTCTAACTGAACATTAATTGTTTTGTTAATACCTAATTCGGTTCTAATTCTATATGACTGACCCATTCAATTCTTTAATTTATAAATAGTTTATGTGTGATTTTTCAAGTTAACACACACCATATTTAATTATAAACTAGTTAAGCCATAAATAAACCTGTTAAGAGAAGGTAACTGATTGGAAATTTTTAACCGATACTCTAATATCTTTGTTAGGGTATCTAACTTGGTATACTTGAGATGGTTGAGCAAAGATTGTATCATCAACGGTAGCAATTTCTTTAGTTTCCGCATTTGAATACTCCATAGATGTTTCGGCAGATGAATATTGACCTCCAACATTATTATAAACGTTTAACCCTGCAACAGTTAATACACCATTTTGATTTTGAACAATACTTTTCAATTCTGATAAATAAACATTTTGACCTAACTCTCGTGTTTGAGGATTAAAGTAAGTTGAAATCCTATCAACAACATCCGAAATAACTTGTCCTGAATTTTGGGCAGAATCTAAAACAATTTGAACATCAATACTTAAGTCAATAACCTCAGCGGTTAGAATTGAAATGTAATCATTCATCATTCTATAATTTGATAGATAATTTGCAACATTCTGTCTCAAAGTATCTGATACAATACTTGTTAATTTTCCTGAAGTGTCATAAGATAATAATTGAATTAATATCTTATTATTATTTTCCGTAATTGAAACTTTAGCAGGAGCTCCAAACTCTGCAGGCATATTTCTAATAATCGATTCGTAATCTTGAACAGTAACTGCTCTTTTTTGTGCTGAGAAGTTAAATGATACATAGTTTCTAATTTCTTCTAATGATGGGACACCAGAACCTCCAATAGCTGCAGTCACATTATTACATCTTAATGAATTAACCACAGATGAGTTTGTTAGTTCAGATGGTCCATTAACAAAGAAATTAACGGTAGCAATTTGATTAATAACATTTGTCCCTAAATTTGTTGCCAAACCACCACCAACTCTATATTGAATAAATAAAGTTGAATTAGGTGTTAAAGCTGACCCTAATGAGAAGTTATTTGAATATCTTTGTAAATCAATTGTTGCACCAACTGTTGTGAATTGGTCTAAAGCATCTTGAGCAGTATTAGTACCACCACCAAATGTCATTTTCTTAAATCCTTCGGGAGTATATTCTGTTATAAATCTATTAGATGTTTGAATATACTTTCCAACTTTAATACCCGGTTGGTCTGAAACTTTTGTTGGGTCTTCAATGAATACTCTGTCTTCCGCTAATGCATCAACCTCATAAAATTTGTTTGATACCCCTAAAAATTCAGCAGTTGACGGTACATTCGTATACTCTGTACCACTTTTCAATAATACACTTGTAATACCTAATACATTTTTTTCAGGTAAGAATAATTCAAAGAATGGTTTAACATCATTTGGAGTAATAACTCTTTTAAATACTTTAGTGATACCATTAACAACCAATTCTCTTTTTGTAATTGTATAATTAATAAGAACGTTATTAGCATTAAAATTTGGTATTTTTAAACGGTTTGGGAAACCTTGTGCATTATATGGAGATGTAAAATCAATATCATATATGTTTTCGAATACAATACCGGCACCAACAATTTGAGACCCTCTAGTTAATGTACCTAAGTATCTCTCATCCTCTTTATCCCCGAAAGCCGGAACTGTGATGGAAAAATCAACTAACGCAACTGATGGTCTTTGCCCCGGTAGTTTTAAACCATAAGTTCTAGCAATATTGTAGATAGATGACCTTTGTTGAGCATACTGTAAAACAGTTTCTTGGATACTTCTATCTATATGGTAATGTAAGTTATCCGCAACCGCAGCATTCAAGTCTATGAATACAGAGAACACAGAAGCATCGTTGAAGTCCTGTATTAATTCAGGGTAGTAAGTTCTTACATAGTTTAATAACTCAGTTCTTATCCCCTGATAATCTCTTGTAGTATATGATATATTACGATTTGCCATACAATATTAAATATTAATGATAATGAAATCACTCGGACCAAAAGTCGATTTATTGGTTGAGTAATCTATTTTTATTTTTGCGGTATATTCTGAAGTTCCCTTACCGGGAAATCTATAAACTGACGATTCACTACTCCCTAAAGTTGCAGTACCTGTTGCTATGTCGACTTCTTCTTGAGGGTCAGCGGGACTTATGGTGATTTGATTTAATAACAAATTTGGCATAAAAGCACCTACCGCATCTCGAATATCAGATTCAATTGCGTCAAACGTTAACCCATCAAATGGTTCAAACAAAAACTCATAAAGTCTTGTACCAAATGTCGGTAAATAATATCTTGAACCTTTTCGAGTTAAGAGTAAGTGAATTAAATCCGCTTTAATCTCTTGTGCTTCGTATTCGGTAAGTTGTAGAAAGTCACCCTTTACCGAATCCCTAAAAGGGAAATTAAGACCATATGTTGTTCCGTCTGCCATATCTATAATTATAGTGTTATGATTATTTCTTATAAATACCTAAAAATAAAAAATCCCGACATTGTCGGGATTAATATAATTATTAGTATTTTATTACGAACCACATCCAAAACATTCAAATTCCGAATCTGTTGGTTTTGTTGTTGTCTCAATAACACTAACTTTTGGTTTTTCTTGTTTAGTCGTTGATTGATTCACTTTTGAAATATCCACAGCCAAGTGTTTTGCTCCGGTTGATATCGCTTTAGTTCTAACATAATAACAAAGAGTTTTCAATCCTTTACCCCATGAATGGAAGTGTGATGATGAAATTTTTGATAATGTTGGTTCTGACATATAGATATTCATTGATTGTGATTGGTCAATGAATGGTGCTCTGTCTGCCGCCATATCAATAAGTTCTCTTTGAGATATCTCCCAAATTGTTTTGTATTTTGGAATTAAATGTTCAATTCTTTTAACTTTCTTATTGTAATTCTTGTCTTCTTGGTCAAGATAATTATTAAAGTTAATGTTTTGAACCGAACCCTCATTCATAATAATTTCATTTTTCAAATCCTCAGACCAAATACCAATTTTTTCAAAATCATTAATTAAGTATTTGTTAACAATTAAAATTTCTCCCCCAACTACACGACGATTAAATAATGCCGAGTGAGCTGGTTCAGTCATTTCAAATGAACCTGTAATCTTAGCCGAAGAGGCAACTGGCATCTGAGCCGTGAATAACGAGTTACAAACTCCGTAGTTAGATACATCTGATTTAAGTGTATCCCAATCCCACATTCTACTTAACCCTTCGTAATCTAATCCCCACATATCAAATTGGAATTCTCCTTTTGACATTGGTGAACCTTTAAAGAATTCGTATGGTCTGTATTCACCTGATTTACATAATTCCATACTTTCGGTGATAGCCGCGAAGTAGATAGTTTCAAAGATTTGTTTATTAAGTTTTTTTGCCTCTTCAGTTGTGAAGATATAGTCCATTAAGAAGAATACGTCAGCAAGACCTTGAGTTCCAATTGCAATTGCTCTTTGTTCTAAACCACCTTTTCTACCTTGTTCAGTTGAGTAACTATTAATATCAACAACTTTGTTAAGTGCTCTAACAACTTTTCTAACTTCACTATAAAGTAATTTAAAATCAAACTCACCTTTAATAATAAAGTTTTTTAATACCATTGATGATAATGTACAGATTGCTGTAGTGTTCTCATCCGTATATTGGTAAATCTCATTACATAGGTTAGATTGTTTAATCACCCCGATGTTTTGATGGTTTGTTTTTCTGTTAGCACTATCCTTAGAACATAAATAAGGAACCCCTGTTTCAACTTGAGATTCAATAATTTTGTTCCAAATTGTTTGAGCTTTAACTTTCTTACCTAAACCAAGTTCAACTGCTTTGTTATAATTTGATTCATACTCATCACCATAGGCTTCTTGTAATGGTTTGATACCCGCCTTTTTAATATCATTAGGACAGAACAAGTACCAATCACTATTGTTCTTAACCGCATTCATAAAGTTGTCTGGTAACCAAATCGAGGTAAATAAATCTTTCGCTCTTAATTCCTCAGCACCTGTATTCTTTTTAATTTCAAGTAAGTCAATAATGTCTTTATGCCAAGGTTCAATGTAGATAGCAGCACTACCCGGTCTTCTTCCTTGTTGATTAAAGAATCTTAATCCTTCATTAACAATTTTTAGGTATTTTAATAGTCCCCCCGCGAATCCACCTGATGAGTTAATTCTACTTTCTTTACTACGAATGTTAGACATACATAGACCAATACCAGCCGCGTCAGACGAATACGTTGAAATGTCGTTGAATGTTTGTAATAGACCTTCTCTTGAATCCCCATTATTGTATTTCAATACACAAGACGCTAGTTGAGGTGTTTTAGTTCCCGCGTTAATCATAATTGGTGTTGCAGGAGAAATAAGTTGATTCGACAATGATTGGTAATACTCAACCGCTTGTTCAAATGATTTAGTAACCCATAGAGCAACTCTCATATACATATGTTGAGGTCTTTCAATTACTTTACCTTCAGGGTTTTTTAACAAATACATTTCCTGTAATGATTTCCACGCAAAATAATCAAAATTATAATCATTCTCGTGATTAATTACAGAATCAATATTTTTAGGACCATATAGTTCAATAGTTTCCATTAACTTATCATTAATGATTCCATCAACGTGTAAGGCGTGCATTGTGTTACAAAAACTTTCATCAGTTTCTTTATGGTATGCAGAAATAGCAACAGATGATGCCAATCTTGAGTAGTCGTGATGACTACCTGTATAAGATGCGGCAATCTCATATACCAATTTATCTAACTCTTTAGTTGTAATAAACCCTTCAGTTGGTACTGAAGTAATTACTTTAATAAAAATCTCGTCTGAGTTAACATTTAAACCTTTAGCCGCTCGTTTAACTCTATTGTAAATTTTTTGAGGGTTAAATGAAACTTCATCTCCCCCTCTTTTTTTAATCTTTAATGACATCATATGTTTTTAATTAGAAATCTTCCGTGAATGTTAATGACTCACCTAATTTAGCCTTTTGGTACTCCATAGTTCTTGATTCAAAAAAGTTACCTTTTGTTTCAACAGCAATTTGTTCCATAAATTTAAATGGTTGGTCAACATTAAATTGTTTTTTACAACCAAATTTAACCAATAGCCCATCAGTTACAAATTCTAAATATTGTTTCATTAAATTAGAATTCATACCGATTAAAGATACAGGTAAAGACTCTGTAATAAACTCTTTTTCAATCTCTAATGCAGATAATAATATTTCTTTAATTCTTTTTTCACTTGGTTTGTTTTCAACATGATTGTTAATCAAATGAATAGCAAAATCACAATGTAAGTTCTCATCTTTAAAGATTAATGAGTTAGCATTACATAATCCTTGCATAATCCCTCTTGATTTCATCCAAAAGATAGAACAGAATGAACCTGAGAAGAAGATACCTTCAACCGCCGCGAAAGCAACCAATCTTTCTTGGAAGGAAGCATTCTCAATCCAATCAAGAGCCCATTTCGCTTTCTTTTGAACCGCAGGCAATCTATCAATGGCATGGAAACATTCGTCTTTTTCTTTATCATCAGACACATAAGTATCAATTAATAATGAGTACATTAACGAGTGAATATTCTCCATCATAATTTGGAATCCGTAAAAGAATTTTGCTTCAGCATACTGAACTTCTTTTAAGAAATTCTCGGCTAAGTTCTCATTTACAATACCATCAGACGCGGCAAAAAACGCTAATATATTTTTAAGAAAGTATCTCTCATTGTCAGATAGGTTTTCCCAATCTCTAATATCGTTAGATAAATCCACTTCTTCCGCAGTCCAAAACGCCGCTTGGTGTTGTTTATAAAATTCCCATATATCATTATGTTCGATAGGGAAAATGACAAATCTGTCATTATTTGGTTCTAATATTTTTTCTTTCATGTTTTAAATTAAATTTGTGTTTGTTGACTTTGTTGTTCTCTTTGTTTTCTTTTTTCTAAAAGTTCTTTAACTCTATCTTTTTTTCTATCTTCTTGTTGTGCTTCAAACCCTAAGAATGTCACTGAACTTTCTGTGTCGATTTCAAGTAATTCGTTATTAAATTTACAGTTTTCGAACACAACTCCATCTTGTCCTAAACGACTTTTAGTAATAGCGATGGTTGCAAGACCCATCTCTTTTTGTTGTAATGTTTTAGCCACCGAAATAATTACGTGACCAACCTGAGCCTTTTTAATTGACCCACCCATTTGGTCTGTAGTTACAACTTCCGATGAAATTGAAGCCCTGTTACCTTGTGTTGCAGTCCAACCAACTAAATCAAGTTCGTGACACATAGCCTCAAATCCTCTCATTACTGACCCTTCCGCTTTCCACTCATCTTTACTAGTTGATTCCGGTAGTACACAATCAATATAGTCCAATAAAACCATATCAAGTTTAACACCATCAGCAATCATCTTTCTAACCTGATTTTTAATTTGACTCATAGTCATCGTATCTGATGCCAATTTGTGTAAAACTAATCTGTTTTGCATTGTCTCTTTAATCTCCGTTATTTTACTCATCACCTCTTCTTTGTATTGAACCAAATTATCCGGTTCAATACCAGTCCACATTGTAAAATGTTTTCTTTGAATAATTTTTGGGTTGTCTTCAAAAAATATTTGTAATACATTATACCCTAAATTAAATGCCGTGTTTGCTATTTTTGATAAGATAGTTGTTTTACCCACACCTGTCGGAGCAAGTATAACTCCAATCTCCCCTTTAGCCAAACCACCTTTCAATAGTTTATCAATACCTTTAATTCCCATTGGAATTGGATGACGATAATCCTCATCAAGTACGGTATCTAAATTAGCGAAGATATCAGTTTGACCTTTATCTATTACTCCAACCTGTAATGCATCTCTTACAAGTCCTTCTACCTTATCATAAGACTCAAAATCCCCTTGAGTAATAATTTTTTGAGCCTTGTCCATCGCCTTTTGAAGTTCTTGTTGTTTACAGAACTTCAATGCTTTCTCCTGAACAAAAGTCGTCCCTTCAAATGGCGCATCTTTGATTTGAGTTAATGTGTCCAAAACAATCTTGGCAACCATCTCTTGAGAGATTT